TCATTATGCCTAAAAATAATGAAACTAAGTTTGGTGAATACTTTAATTTACCGAATCCTGGCTTACGGTCTTATTTTGACATAGTCAGAAAAGGACAGCCAGATGAGTATCGCACTACCTTCGCCAAAGGTAGTAGTGTCCAGACTGTTCTGGGCGATTGGAGTTCCACACTTGAATCGATCACTGACAAGTGGCCGACTCTTGTGGACTTTGAAAACGACCTAAGGAGTAAGGTCGGACCGATGAGTATTATGAAGCCGCTGGAGGATCGGCTTGAAGACATCGATCATTACTATGATGATATTCTCCTATCATCTACTCCCATTTCAGAGCAAGCAATCAAGGCTGCTGTGTCTGAATTCAAAGCTGCTAGGGGACTAAGAGTTAGAAATCAAGAACGTACCGTTGATTTGATGAAGAAGTCAACTAACTCTGGCTCGCCGTACTTTACCAAGCGGAAATTGGTTACTAAGAAAACCATTCCGTGCCTTGTTCGGATGCAAGACGAATCCAATGGATTCAGTGTCTGGCAATATCTGAATACTCGCACAACTGCCTCATCTCCTTGGGGCGCATGTGCAGTACTTGGTTGGCGAGGACAAGAAGGTGGACCTAGTAAGGATGATGTTAAGCAACGCGTGGTTTGGATGTTTCCATACGCTGTAAACATCGCCGAATTGCAAGTGTACCAACCACTGATTGAAGTTTTCCAGCACTTCAATTTGTCTCCTGCCTGGGTTAGCATGGAGGCAGTCGACCGGCGTGTCACGCAGATGTTTGATACTAAGGGTGTGGACGACGTGGTTATCTGCACGGACTTCAGTAAGTTCGACCAACATTTCAATGCAGACATGCAGGCGTGTGCAAAAACAATCCTTGAAGCCATATTGACTCCTGATTACACATCCCAGAAATGGTTGGAAGACACATTCCCCATCAAGTACGAAATACCTCTTGCGTACGATTATGGTAAAATCCGTTATGGTTCACACGGTATGGGAAGTGGTAGTGGTGGAACCAATGCCGATGAAACGCTAGCACATCGAGCTTTGCAGTATGAGGCAGCTCTCAACTCCCACCAAATGCTTAACCCAAATTCACAGTGCCTAGGAGATGACGGAGTACTCACGTATCCTGGCATTACTGTGGAGGATGTAATACGTTCATATACTGCTCATGGACAGGAAATGAATGAGAGCAAGCAGTATGTGAGTAAACAGGACTGCGTGTATTTGCGTAGGTGGCATCATAAGGACTACCGCATCGGTGGAATATGCGTAGGGGTCTATTCAACTTACCGTGCTCTTGGTAGGCTGATGGAGCAAGAAAGGTACTACGATCCAGATGTATGGTCAGCTACGATGGTAGCATTGCGTCAACTCAGTATCATAGAGAATGTAAAGTACCATCCTCTTAGAGATGAGTTCGCTGACTTTTGCATGAAAAGGGATAAATA